TAAAGGCTCTTGCTGATTTGTTTGGATTGTTCTATATCGGTATGGCCGGTGTAGTTGGTGCATACATGGGTATGACCGCTTACATGAGTAGGAAGTAATCAGATGGCAGATGAAAGCGCAAAAGAATTTGCAAACGCTGTTGCACAGTTTAAATCTGCATCAAGTGAAAATTTTCAAGTCAATAGAAGTTTTGGTGCAGATGTAAAACAGTTTGATCTTGGCACTAAGACTCTTGACAAAGTTGCAAGGTTTATGCAAGCAGAACAGACGTTGCGGGCGTTTAGGGCGACAAAAGAATATCTTACAAGAAGAAAACGAGAGAGACAAGAGATGAAACAACTTCGTGAATCTCTTGGTATCTCTCAAAAAGAATTTGAGTTAATGGCGGCGCAAAAGAAAACCAATGATGCGTTTGATGCTTCACAACAAAAATTAAATGACGCAGCAACGAATCTGTTAGGATTTAGTGGTGACTTTGTGGATTCTTTGACAAAAAATGGAGATGCCAATACACGAGGATTGATTGATGAAATAACATTACAGAGAGATGTATTGATAGAAACAGGTGATAAAAATATTGCGCTCTTGAAAGCACAACAGGGGACGGCAATGAATGCGTTGCGCTTGCAAGAAAAATCTGAAGGAACTATGGCGGCGAGACAAGAAGAGGAAATGAAAGCAAAGTTTGCAGAGAAGAAAAGAACATCACTTCTTGAGAATATAGCTAATGGTATAGTTGATCTCAATAAATCTTTCTTAGAGGGATTCAAAGAGAAGGTTAAGAGCGGGTTCCAAATTGCATTCGCACTTATTGCTGCGCCTATCGTTGCACTCGCTTCTTTCTTTTCACAACTCGCAACTGAGTTTGTATTTCTGACAAAAATTGTTGCAAAGGGTGGATTCAAAATTGCAACCGCACCTATTAAGGCAATAATAAAGTTACTCAATTTCATTACTGGCAAAGATTTAGTTGCCACTTTAAAAAAGACACCCCGTGTAAAAAAAGTGATTGCAGGCTTATCAGCTATTGGCAAGTTTTTTGAAAATCTTAAAAAATTAGGACTAGAAAAAATAGTAAAAATAACACAAAGCACCGCTTTCACTAAAATCCGTAAAGTTGTATCAACTGTTGGCAAGTTTTTTAGTAAAATAGGTAAATTTTTTAAATTTATGCTTACTCTAGGTAAGAATTTTACTTTAGCAGGCAAAACAGCGAGCGGTATACTTAGTTTTGCAAAAGGGTTTGGAACATTTTTAGGTAAAATATTTCTTCCCCTTACAATATTAATTGAAGGTGTTCGTTTCATTATGAATTTTATAGAGGGATTTCAAGAGGGTGGTATTTTTGAGGGATTGAAAAGAGGGATAGAGGGTCTATTTGACAGTATTATTACAGCACCTATAAACCTTTTAAAGGATATCGTATCAGGTATTTTAAAATTTTTTGGTGCAGATGAAGCGTCTGCTGCTCTTGACTCAGTTGAGTTTCCCAAACTTGGAGAAATTGTAGATGCTGCATCAGATTTTATAAAGTCATTGTTAAAGAAAATTTTGCCAGACCCTCAAGGGAATTTTATACAAAGATTTGCATCGAAGGCAGTACCAGATGCGATATATAGGTTTGCTGGGATAAATCCAAAAACAGGTGAGGAACTTCCTATACCACCAGCAGAATTACCAAAGGTCAAACCAAAAGGTGTAAAACTTGATGTTGAAGCTCCATCGACCCAATCAAAGAAGGTTGAAGAAGAAAAGAGTGCAAGGATGGACCTCGCTGATCGCCCTTTGAGCGGTGAGCAATTAGTGCTGGCGTTGAAACAGGCCCTTCAAGACATAATGCGAGGAGGAAACGTAAATACATCTACCGTAAATAATAATCAAAAGGTAATAAGACCTACAATCATGTCCCCACGAAATCCAGCTACAGGTGCAGCGATTAGAAGTGCTAGCACATAAAAAACCCCCCACACAAGGTGGGGGGCTTCTCTCTACTTAGTTTCTTCGTCTGCGACTAACTGTTCAAAGTATGACATTGCATCATCTTTGTCATCGTCTACTACACTAATCTTAGGAGCAGGCTCCTCTTTAGTGTCTACCGTAGTCGGAGCAGTGGGTTCATCTTCCATGAGAGTCTCCACTGTGGTATTTGCAGCAACAGTGCCAGACAATACCATGTCCAAACGAGTCTTCAACTCATCATAGGACTTAAAGTTAGAAGGCGCAGTAAACTCAGAGAGAGAATACTGTTGACCATAGATTTTCTCTAGGTCACCATCATCACCATTAAGTAGAGCAGACGGTGCATCGAACTCTGACTTATCATAGTTCCAGTAACCATCTACCTTACGAAGCTTCAACTTGAAGTTCGCACCTTCCCAAAAATCAAATGGGTTTACAGGTGTCTCATCTTCAAATGCAGGCTGCATTGCTTCCATCACCTTGTCAAAGATTTTCTTACCATAACGATAAAGAAAAACCTTACCCTCATTCTGCTTGTTCGCAGAATCAGAGACAACGTAAATGTTGGAATAGTATTGCAACTTACGCTTCTGTTTACGAGCAATCTCTTTATCTGTCTCAATACCAGAGTTCCAAAGTTTGGAGTTGTATTCAGATACAGGATCGTTCTTGCTCATAGTGGTTAGTGAGTTTTCAATATACCACTGACCAGTTGGACCTTGAAACGCATGGTTCCAAAGTTTTACCCAAGGAAGGTCTTCTCCTTCTGGAGCAGGAAGAAAACGAATGACGGCATATCCGTTACCAGACTTATCCATCGTAGGTTTCCAAATGCGTTCATCCACATAGGATTTCTTTTCTTGGGGTGCAGACTCTTTCTGGGCAGCGCCCAATAGTGAATCCAAACTACTCTGCTTCTTCAATGCAGCTAATGACATCTTATGTCTCCTTATGTTATCGTATGTTTCGTATGTTTCGTATGTTATAGTATTTTAATAGTATCACAGAGTTCGTCTTTTGTCAAGTACCTCACATTAAAATGATAATTATGTACTTCAGAACCATGCCACGATTGACCGTGTAAACGACAGTCTACCCAGTAAAATGTCACGTTCTTGTACTTATCAAAAACCTTACTCATTTGTTCAATCCAATTTACAGGATTGAACCCTTTTGCAGAAACAGGCAAATAATTGTCTGTTCCCTTATACATGTTATTTAGAGGTTTGTCATATGTACTAAGATCAAACCCTAACATGTATATCTCTTCTGCACCAGCATGGCAAGCCAGTGACAGTGCTGTGTTTCCTGTTGACCACCCATCATGATTGACTAGTGGATTTACAACGTCTCTAATTTCATTTACATATGTTATCCATACACCAACGTCCTTACTCATTTTTAGTTTTAGGTCATCCATGTCAAGATTAGGATATTCTTTAATTGCTGCATCGATTCTCTCTGATAGAGTTGCAGGGTCTTTACCACTTATCACACAAGCGTCTGTCCTATTCTTACTTTTGTGTATGAATGTCTCTGGTATGTCGAAACCCATGAACATTGCATCGACAATATCAGACGGCACTATGTTCCAGTTTCCAAAATGCACCTCATGTACACTACCATATTCTGGGTTTTCTTCACACCAACCAGAGTCATATATTTCTTGTTGCATTGCATAATCCATTGCAACCAGATTATGAACACAATTTGGTCCGTCACGATAAATAGCGTTGCATCCCCATGTGACAACATTTTTGTCCATGATGGTTTGATGACATGGTTTGAACCATGACCTTGACTCACCATTACCTATGACAAGAGCCTTCACTTACTCATCCTTCTATCAATCTTACCAGATGCACCATCAGTGTTCACGGTGTAACTTACAGACGCATCATCTAACCAACGTTCATTTTTAACGAAATCAAGTTTGTACGCATCACGCTCTGATAGGTTTGCAAGAACGTTGAACGCAAGACTAATTCTTGACTCTTTGGTATTGTTCTGCGAGAACCCATGAAACAGGTACGAGTTAAACATGATCAGTGAACCTTGCGTACAGGGCATTGCGAGTTTGTTTGTGAAGTTCACATTTGCTTTGTTGTAGTGTTTTCTTAGTGAGAAAAATGGATCACTATTTGCAGGCATCTTTTCAAACACAAGTGGTGGGTGTTGTGGACTAGACTTGACATAATACACACCACTGATAAGAGAATTGCCATGATTGTGCATACTCTGTTGACTGCCTGGGTCTGCACTGTTCAACCAACTCTCATGAATCCAGAAATCACGATGATCCAGAGTCATCACATTGTCAAGATAATCTTTGGTACACTCATAGAACCATGTCCTTAGATCAGCAAGGCCTTCATGATCAATGATGTTAGGTGTATCCTTGAACTGTGTTGTATCGGGATTTGCAACTGCTTGTTGATTAAACTCAAACTCATCCATAGAAGGGATGTCTGGTGGATTTGGATTTTGGTATATCTTCAATACACCGGCTGGAAATACAGGGATTTCAGTCATTATCTAGTTCTCCGATCAAAGGAAATATTCTTGCAATTTGCACTGCACACTCTTTCGCAATCTCCATATGCTCTTTCTGTGTACCGTTTGCACTTCTTAATTCTATATAGTGTACCCATGAACGTAGTGTACCGTTCATGTACATTCGGGACATGGTAAGTCCTTCTGGTAATATTGCTCTGGCCTGTTCTTTTGCAATGCCATTTTTAATCGCCCACTTATATTCTCTCTCTACCGCCCAAAGAACTCTCTTCTGTGCTTGCTCCCATTTAATTTGAAAAAACTTATCATCTACCTCAATGCTGCCTTGACGATTCTTCTCATCTTGTAGTCGAGCCTCTCTAGTCACAAATTCTAGTTCTTTGGTAGGGTCAGCGTATCGTTGACTGAACTCTTGGAAAGAAAAAGAACGATGACGTAATATCTGTCTTGCAATATCTCTGGTTGTCTCTATCTCAAGACACGCACTGACCATTTCTAGTGGTGACCAGTGTTTGTGTTTGATGAGGTATTTTATCAATTTCTTTGACGTTGCACTATTACTCTGATTGTCTGGATTAGACACTCTAGCACAATATGCAATTAGGTCTTGTGCGTCATTTTCTAGACTTAGTTTATCATCTAGTGTTGCTTGAGAATAAGAAATCAAACGAACTTTCATTATTTGGTAACGTCCTCATATTTTGTGTTATGACTTCTTCTTACATTATTTAAATCTGCGCCAGTTTCTTTCTCTTTAAAAATAGCATCTATCCATTTTCTTAACCATTTGAACATATTTTATCTCCTTATAAAAATGGTGCCGGTGGTAAGATTTGAACTCACGACCTACTGATTACAAATCAGTTGCTCTCCCAACTGAGCTACACCGGCACACACTCAACTATCGCCTGTGTCGATTTGGACGATATCCTCTCGGCCAAGTTGGTTGCCGTGATGCGAGTTTCTTGACTCGATCAGACAATTGACCATTAGATTTGACCAGTTCAGCGTTCTCAAATTCAAGAACCTTTATACGGTCTTGAAGGTTTTGCACCTTTGATGCAAAAAAACCTTCTTCTTTGACGGTGGGATCACCGTCTAAGTGCATTGTTACTTCCATCTGAAGTCTCCGTTGCATGGGTTGAACATAAGATTATAATAATACAATCCGGCGAATATGTCAAGTACCTAAACAGGTAATTGAGCACATTTTGGTAAAAAGTTTAAATTTCTTGCGTCTGCCTCTATCTTCTCCTTCAGTGCTTTTGATATCAACGGTTTTAAAGAGTCTGGTTCCAAACCCTCTTGTTCACAATACCATAAAACGGCATCCATGTGAGTTATTTCTTTTTCAAGAACTATCTGTTCAATTTTTAGGGAAAATGTTTTAGATGTATTTAAAGGCATAATTTACTTTCATAATAATTAAGTTGGGGGGTTAACCATGACCCCCCACGGATGTATTACGGCATCACCCGTTAGACATTACGCTGTGCGTAGTGCCTTGTAACCAGCAGCTACAATTGCCCTAGTAGGTGTACCGATCATATACTTCATATATGTCTCACCGTCAAAAGACGATACACGCTTGTTCAAATAGATCGAAAGACCTTCTGAACGAAGTCGGCTAATAACTGCACGAACATTTTTCACACCATAGCGTGACGAAATTTGTTTTGCGGTTAGTTCTGCACCATTAATAAGTGCGGTTGCGACCTTAGCGGTCTGGGTAGTCTTAGTCATATTCAATTCTCCTTGTCATGACAAATTGGAATTACCACACGGTAATCCTTAAAGTGGTAGGTTATTCTGTTGCTAAGGAACCTACCGAAACTCCATTAACATTTACTGCTTACGCAGCAAGTGCCATAGGTGCAAAATTGTCATTTGCGTTTAGTTTTTTTGACCTATAAGGCGGTCAATCCACAGCTCTACTCTCATCTATCTCTGCCTGTCGATCCTGTTTCGCCCCCATCATAAAGACACTAATCTCTAAAACCTTCACCTTTTAATAGGTGACTAAATCTGTGCATGAATATTACATAAAGAAGTC